GTCTTCTGGAATTAATCCATGCTTGCATGTATTCGCTTTTAAGGTTTTGTAGTGCTTCTTGAAAAACGTCTGATTCAAGTATTCTTTCAGCTTCAGCTGCTTTAACAACTTCTTCGTGTGTAGGCATTAGAGTGTTCCTAGTAGTGCTCTTGGACTTCCCTGTCTTATGGGTGAAACAATATTATCAATACTCAAAACTGGGTTAGTAGGACTCATTCCTAAATTAACCATGGGTTGTTGCATTACAGGAGGATTAACCATAGGTAATGTCGGTATTGAAAGTGTTTGTGGTATCTGTGGTAACTGAAAAGGTATTTCTGGTATTTGAGCTGGAACTAGGTTTTCAAGCATAGGCAAACCTAAGTTCATTGGCAAATCAACCATTGGTGTAGGTGCTTCCATTACAGGAGGCACTATAGGCATAGAAGGCAAAACAGGTTGTCTTTCTTGAATAATCTCAGGCAACACAGGAGGTGTTATGGGTGTAGAAACTACTGGAGCTGCTACTGGTTGTGGTGTTGCTACTGGTGTAGGCAAGTTTTCTATAGCTTGTTGTACATCAATATCTTTTAACAACTCATCTATATCTATGTTTAAAGGCAATGGACTTCCCATAACCGATGGTGCTGGCATCCTTATTGGTTCACCTTCAAATGTAGTTCCAGCTGGCATTGGTGTTCCCGCTCCCATTGGTAAACCTAAGTCTGCTCCTGTCATTCCAACAGAAGGGTCTTGTACGCTTGGAAAGAAAGTTGGTGGTTCTGGTACTGGTTGACCAACAACAGGCCTAGATTCAAAAGGTGTAGCTCCTTCTGCAAGATAACCCATAGGTTGATCTGGAGAAAAACTCATACCAGGTGCTACTACTTGTTCAAAAGGCATACCTCCCGCTATTTGTTGTGCATAGGCTTGACCGCTTAGTAAACCACCGCCCGCTCCGCCTACTCCACCTAATCCACCAGTACCGCCAAAAGCAGCACCGCTTTCATAGAAAGTATTTCTAGCTTGGTTTCTTGAGGTTGGTTCTAAGTAGGTGTATGGCTTTGCAGAATCAGGTACACGACTCCATCCTTCTGTGGTTTGTCCTTCTTCTCCAGTTACAGGATCAAACCAAAAGAAATTCATAGAATTAATATATTCTCCGCCTAATGCTCTTCTGCCTATATCGCTGTATGCGTATGGATCGTATGTTGGTTCTGCCATATTAATTCGTTATTAGTTTATCTATTTTAGCATCAAGTTTATCTATTTTATCTATTAATCGTTGAAACTCAATGGTGTGTTCATTTCTTGTTAGATACTCTCTAGCTACTTCTTCTCGTGTTCTGTTAATCAAAATGTTTTGTCTTTGTAGTTCTGAAGCGTGAGTCTTAAGCGTATAAAAGATTGGTGCAAATACCAAACTAATTATTATGTTCCAAAACAACATTCCATCCATGATTAGCTCAGTTTATCCCACTCTTTCCCTTGAAACAAATTTGCTTCTGCTTCTCTGCGTTTAACCAAGCCACCTAAAATAACACCGCCAGCTTTGTTCCATCTTTTTATTTGCTCTGGAACACCGTTATAGTCTTCTTCATTTAGAACTTTAAGTAACGTAGATTTCTTAAGGTTTGTAGGGCCTAAGTTATATACCCAACATACCAAAGCATCAAATTGACATTGTTCTAATGGCACTTCTACAAGATCATTAATATAGCCTTCATACTCAATCATTTCTTCTTGTAGCATATATTCGGCTTCTTCTTGATTAATCTTGTCGCCTTCTTTTACATCTTTAGTATGACCATATCCTATAGTCCAAACGTCTACAGAATCTTGATAGGCTTCTAAACGACAACCTTCGTAAGACTTAATTAAAGATATGCCTTCTTCAGATATTTGCATTGTTTCTTTACCCTCTCCGTACCAATTCCATCTACCGCTTTTACTTGTCATCACCAGAGTGTGATGCTCCAAAGTAAAAACTAATAATAGCTGATGCTAAACCACCAAGATATCCGAGCACCAGATTGACTAAAGCCTCTGAATTCTGTTCGGGGGGCTGAATGGTGATAAGAAAGATATAACCTAGAAAGCCACCTAATGTAGCAATACCTATAATTCTAGTTGTCCAATCTTTAGAAAAAGTCTTTCTAGCATCTTGAGTATCTTGTACTTCTAGTTTAAATACATCTACCTCTAGTTCTTTCATTTGTATTTCAAACTCTGTTTCAGCTTTTTTAAGCTGAAGCATTTGTTCAGGCGTGGCATTGTCTATGGCTTTTTGTATTTCTTTAGGTTCGTTCTTACAACCTAATACATCTGCAATCATATTTGCAGCCATACCACCCATAGGCCCACCCAATGCTGTACCTAGTGTTGGAGCTACTGATCCAACTAAATTTTTAAGTAGTGCTTTCATCTTTTTTATCTTTCCTTTGGTCTAAAATAAACTTCCAAAAGGCAGCGGTTTGTTTGCGCTTGTCTTCTGCTGTTGCCTTTTTTTTAGGCATTATTTTTTCTTTTTATATACGGTTTTTTTAACTTTTCTTTTTGGTGGTCTACCAACTTTACTTCCGTATGTTCCTTTACCTCTTGGCATGATTTCTCCTTATATTGTGTAAATTTGCAAAGGCTTTTCTTTACCTTTTACTTGTAATGGTTCTAATAATTTTAACTCATAATCAGACTTTATGGCAGTATTGTAGCCAATTAATAAATCTACCCCAGCATCTTTAGTACCACTTTCTAGTCTAGCCCCTGTGTTTACTGCATCTCCTATAGCTGTGTAATCAAACCTTTGTTCACTACCCATGTTGCCAATAACTGCATAACCAGTATTAATCCCTATACCAATAGCCACAGGTGGTAAGTTTTTTTCTGCCATCTCTATGTTTAAATCTTCCATATTTTTTTGTATGTCTATAGCACAGTCTATGGCTTTGTTTTCGTGAAAGTCTTGATCTAATGGTGCGTTAAATATTGCCATCATTGCATCACCAATGTATTTATCTACCATACCGCCATGTTTCTGAACTGCAGATTGTTGTGCAGTCAGAGCTTTATTCATAATGTAAGTTACTTGTTCAGGTTCAAGGGTTTCTGACATTGAGGTGAATCCCCTAACGTCAGTAAATAAAAAGGTAGCATATCGTTTTTCTCCCCCTAGCTTTAACAAACCAGGATTGTCTTGTAATTGTTTAACTTGTCTAGGATCAAGATAATGTTCAAATTGTTTCTTGATCTGTTGTCTTAGTTTATATTGTTCTCTAAATCTTAGATAGAAGGCTGTAGATGCAGTTATAAACTCTGCAATTAAAGTCCATGTTACATCTATTAAAATACCTTGTTGTACTGTCCAGTAGCCATAAACACCCGTAGCGGTCATTATTACTAATGCAGTAGATACTCCCAAGGTTATACCTAAAAGATTCAATACAGACCATATAAGAATTATAGAAATAGTTAGTATTAATAGTTCTACAGATAAAGCATAGTCAGGTATATATGGACTGTCTTGTATCAATATAGATTCTGCTAGTGCTGCTTGTATTTTGTGTGGTTCTAGCAAACCAGCTGGTGTAGATAGTTGTGGCATTACACCATTAGCTGTAACTCCTACAATAACAAACCTATCTTTTACATCCATTTCTTGTAATGTTGTAGATGGTGTATCAACCCAACTAATCCATTTACGACCTAGTGAATCTACAGGAACAGAAGGTAAACCTCTAACCCGTATTTCTTCCAATCCATTCTCATTTGTTTTAATGACATAAGTATCTGCTTCGGCTAAGACTTTTAATATTTGTGTCCCAAAAGCGGGTGTCCAACCATCGGGTGTACGCATTAATAATGGCAGTCTTCTTGTTAAACCATCTACGTCTATAGGTGCAGACGATATACCTTGATAGGCATTGTTTTTAAGTATGTCTATATTTTGTGTAGAGCCTTTTAACATAACACCACCCACATCATCACCAAGAATAACCGTGCCTGTTGTTTGTGGATATTTCTGATTATCTGTTTCAAACATAGCAATCACACTAGGATATAAACCAAGTACATCGGCAAAGTCTTCATCACCGCCAAAACGATCTGGTTCACTAAATGCTATAACGTAGCCAACACCCATAGCACCACGATGTAATAAGTCCATGTGTATTTCTGTCAATATTTGACGAGGAAAAGGCCACCCTCCTTCTTCTTGTACGTCTTGTTCTGTAATGTCTAGTGTTACAAATAGATTGGATGTAGGTTGTTCTTTTACCCAAACATCAAAAACTTTTAGTTTTAGTATTTCTAGTGGTGTTAGTTGGTATATAAGAGGTAGGGTAAGTAATGCCAATAAACTTAATAACTGTAACTTCTTCATCCCGATCCTTGCTTAATTGTTATTGTTGTTGACGAACCACCATTAATTTTAACTGTATTTGTTACACCGTCTTGTATCAGTATAACTGTATAACTGCCTGAACCGTCTAAATTTAACTTTGCGCTTTGGCTGACTGATCTGGTTAAACTAATGTTTTGACCAGATACTATTGTTGTTATTTGTGTGTCTTTATCTTGACCTATCTCTGTACCAGCAATACGAATACCCACACCACCTTGTTTAAGTGCATCTTCTTCTTTGGATATAGCTAGTGCATCTAGTACGTTAAGCAAGTCTTCTAAAAAGTTTACATCTAAATAGTTTATATCTAGTTCTGTAAACTCTAACTCTTCTTCTGCATCCAAGAAATCTTCGTTTAGATAATCTATATCTAAGTCGTTAAAATCTAAATAGTCAGCAGATGCTTGCGTTTGTGTTTCTTCTATTTGTTGTTCTACTTCTTGAGGTGGATTAACTATCAACATATTGTCTATAAGGTCTAACGATATATCTAAAGTGACTGGTTTAGTTGGATTGTTCTCAAATACAGATACCGTAGTAGCCTGGTATGGTTTGTTTAATGTCACACTACCCATAGCTGTAGCTACTATTATTTCACCACTAGATATGCCATTTTCATCTGGTAATAATATGACTAAACTTCTGCCTAGTTCGTCTACCGTACAAGTAAAGTCTGTACCACGAATAGCAATGTTAGCTGTCGGTGTGCGTATAGATATGTTGCTTTTGTTGTTAAATTTACCAGTAATAAAACGTGCAGTACCGCTAGCAAACTTAAGTGCCATCTTAGATTTAGATGGGTCTGGGTCGTAGATATATTCATCTATAACTAACTTAGAGTGTTCCGTTAGTTTGACTGTAGAGTCGTCTTCAAAGGTTATAGCAACTCTGCCCGCTTCTGTGCGAACATCATCCATTTGTTGTATGTTGAACTTGAGTTCGGCTCCGTAAGCTTTGTCTCTAAGGACTTGTGCGTTACCTCTAACTTCAGAGATAGAGCCTATCTCAACAGACGAAGCTAGTAGTTGCGTCTGACTGAGTAACACAGACAGTACCGCTAGACCCAACAGATGTAATCTTAAGCCAATCATTATCAGATGTAGATTCCTGATCTATGTTAAATGTTCTTGTACTACCAGTATGATCTAAGTAGAAGTAGCCACCCGCATAACCATCGCCATCGTAGGTGACAACATTATCGTCTCCATCAATGTCCATATAGTTAGTAGCACCATCTACATCTATAGATGCAGTAATGTTATTACCACCACCTTGCACAGTCCAATCTAAATCTAGGTTTGCTGCTAGAGCAGTCATGGCATGATTCAAAGTCATGGTGTTGGTATTGCCTGTGACTTGTACGTTTACATTAGAACCATCAGCTCCAGTAGCGTTGGTTTCATCTGTAGACATATTAAATGTGTTGGTATCCCCTATGAACGAGAAGTAACCTGTGTAGGTATCTGCCCATATATCGCCAAGGAATTTGTTTGTTGAACCTTTCTGCAATATATCCAAGGTCATAGTTGCACCATCAATATCTAATGCAGTCATAGAACCAGCTGAAGCGTCAGCACCACCAATAATGTTACCACTACCACCCACTTGTTCTATATCTAAGTTAGATGTAGCACCTGACTGATCTATGAATATCTCATTGTCCGCTGTATAAATATTAAGCGATATAAGTAACAGTAATAGCTTTAGTTTATTCATTTAGTTTCCAATACCCAGATTCGTGACCTTCGTTGATTGTTTGCAATACCGCAGTTTCAATCGCTGCTTGTAATGCAATGTTTATAGATTCATTTTCCACTATACCGTTTTCAATTTCAACCAATTCTGTGTTGTTTGCATAAAATCTGAACACATCTGAAGAGATAGATGCGCTGAGAACAGTCTTTGTAACCAATACTTCTAATAATATTTTTCCTGTACTTACTGATACTGTGCGTAAAGATATGGTAACTGAGTCTTGTCTGTATTCTTTTGACATGCCAATGCCTAAGTATCTAGCTCCCGCACCACCTGACTTTATATTGGTTTCATAACCTATAACACCACCTTCCATTAATAAACCAGCAAACAATAAAGGTTTAAGTTTTTGTTTTTCTTCAAAACTTTCTCTGGTTGTTCGTATGATCTGTCTTTCTTTAGTTAGGTTGTCTAGTCCTGTACGTTCTACTACATCAAAGAAGTTAGAGTGTTTAAGTGCTCTGATTAAGTATGCGTCTGGTGATTGCGTGATAGCGGTACTAAAACTAGCGTACTGACTGTTGCTTCTGCGTTGGCCTGTATTGTCTTTAAAAGAGTTTGGATAAACCGCAACAACAGGTTTACGTATAGGCGATTTAATGTCTTTTAATTCTGTTATTAAGAAACCCACTTCTGCGGGTTCTATGTTTCTTATGGGGGGTACTCCGTTATCTAATGGAGGTATGATAAGCGAACAACTAGAAAGTAAAAGAACCGAGAGGTACAGTAATTTCTGTTGTATTGCCTTCTTCATCTGTGATTATTAATGTTACCTTATCGTCTTCTACTCTATATTCTATAGTGTTACCTTCTAATTCAAGAACACCAAAATCTGATGCAGTCTCACCAAATAAACTATCAACTAACTGTCTGCTCAGTTGTGCGTATATTCTACTCTCTAGGTTGCGTATAAACCTAGCTAATGTTGTGTTCTCTGCTTCTCTTTCCAAGTCTTCTACATAAGCTTGAACTTCTTCTCGTATAGCTTCTTTCCTATTGAACTCTTGGTTTTCTATAGTGAGATAATGACTAGATGTACCAACTCCTGAGAAGCTAGGATTCTTAAACTTGTGAGTCATTTCATCTGCACGAGTATCTACAGCTATAACCAATAAAATAGTTAATAAACCAAAAACAAAAAGTAGTTTGTCGTATTTAGTCATTAGTCTTTTCTTTGGTCGTCCCTATCTGCTTTCGCTATTTTGGCACTATCTATTAACTGTGGCACACCAAGTATTGTTTTGATAAGTGTGTCTTGTCTAATGATTTCGTTATCTAGCGATCT